GTTCCAGACGGATGGGAGTTTCGAGGGCGCTGGCATCGCAAAGCTCGTCGACCTTGCCTGCGAAAAGGCCAAGGCCGAGGGTTACTGCGTGCTCATCGAGGCGTGGACGAGCTTTGACGTCAAACGAGCGGGGCGCGTGCACACGGACCCGGCCAAGGGCGAGGCGCTCTTTGCCACGTTCAATCACCGTTATCTGCCTGCAGCGACTTACTGGGCTCTCATCCGCCGCGACCCATTGCGTCTGGATAATTGGGAGCCCTTTTTGGGGCCTGCGGCGAACGTTACCGGGCGACTTGTGGGTCGCGCAGGAATGACAGGGGATGCGACATGAAAGAGAGTAAAGGGATGAACTCAGAGAAACCGGAATGGGCGGACGAATGGGTCTGGCGCGGGGCCTGGGTGGATCGGACGACCATTGACCTAGAGAGCCGCTTGCTTGAATCGGACGAAACCCGAGAGCCTTACCAGCGGCGGCCGTGGCCGGCGGGGCCCTGGGATGAGGAGCCCGATAAGGTTGTCTGGCGCGAGCCGGAGCTGCCCTACCCGCTGATGCTCGTCCGCAATCAGATGGGCGCCCTCTGCGGCTACGTGGGCGTCCCTCCCGAGCACCCGCTGCACGGGATCCCTTACCAGGAAGTGGACTCGCGCTTCGAGGTGCACGGCGGGCTGACTTTCTCCCATGCCTGCGAACCGGGCAGCCGAATCTGCCACGTACACCGCGACGGGGAGTCTGACCACGCGTGGTGGTTCGGTTTCGACTGCGCCCACTTCGGCGACGACTCCCCGGGCATGGTCTACCACCGGGACGCTCACTGTTACCGCGACTGGGGCTACGTCCGGGAGCAGGTCACGGCTCTGGCGCGGCAGCTCCTGGACGTCCAGCAGCGGGAGATGACGGATGGTCGCAGCGGTTGACCGGATTCAGGACTGGCCGGAGTTCTGGGAGCCTTACGTGCGGGAGTATTACCAGGGGCTAGCCACTGTTGGGGAGGTGGCGGCCCGACACGGCCTGGACGAGAAGAAACTTGCCCACTTCGTGCGTGAGCGGAGACTGGTAACCGCAAACCACGTTATAAAAACGGGCATGGCAAAGGGAGGTTCAGAGAATGACAACGATAGAAGCCCCGATGAGTGGAGGCTACTCGTTGAGGATTACGAAAGCGGGTCCGTCCCGTTCGCGACGTACGCCCGGGAACATGGCGTGTACGTTAAGGCCTTCAAGGTCTGGATTGATCGCGTTCGCCGGGAACGGGAGTCCGCGGCGCGGAAGGCGCGTAGAGAAGCGGCAGCTGCGGCTGCGCCAAAGCCGGTGCAGACGACCGTTGCTCCGCCTCCTCCGCCTCCTCCGCCTCCTCCGCCTCCTCCCCCTTCTGAGGAGCCCCCCGTGCCCGTGAGGGATCCCACGGCCGAGCGGAAGCGTCTGCCACGCAACCTATCCAGGGCCCAAAAGAAGGCGATTCTGCAGGAGGTCATCGATAGCGGGCTCACGATCCCCGTGTGGGCGGAGCGCAACGAATACAACAGCGGCACGCTCTACCAGTGGTTTAACGAACTCAAGATGCCCAAGCCGGTCTCAGCTTCCGGCCACGCAGCGCGGATCAACGGGGGGCGCGCCTTGCCGCCCGACCAGGCCAATCGCCAGAGAGCGGCAATCGCAAGGACGCTAGCCGAGCGGAGACCCCCGGCGCCGCCAGCGCCAGCGCCAGCACCCCCGGCGCGCGCCCCCGGGTTGACCGTGCGCCTCGGCGACACAGAGCTCAGTTTCGGAGAGGCGCCCTCGCCCGAGTACCTGGCGAAGCTCGCCAAGGCGCTGAAGGCTTAGGGGAAGGGCATGGGGTTTCGGGGGTCGTTGCGGTGCCGGCGCCACTGCTCCCGAAACCACGCGTATTGAGCGCGCAGGGTGGCGATGTGGTGGGCGCGCCAAGCCCCCACCTCGTGCCACGCCAAGAGGCACTCAATGCGCTTGAGCTGTAGCGCGAGGATGGCCCAGCACAGCAGGACGAGCAGCCCGACGTGCTGGGCTGCGTCGAGCCCCACGGTTACCCTGGCCATTGCTCAATCACCGCGAGAATGACGCGGATCAGCTCGTTCAGGGCGAGCCCGAACGCCGTCCAACCAGTGGCCAGCTTGACGTGTTCCGGGGGAAGCTTGCCCATGCATTAAAGTATGCAACGGCAGTTGCCCCCATGCCAGGTAGGGTCAGGGGTTGAGGTGGTGACTTCCTGAAGCCCACCAATAAGCGCGGATCTCCGTGAACGTGTCCGCGGTGGCGGCTTCGATGATGCTCACCGCGTGGTCCTCCACCCACGTCTCGCCCGCCGGCACCGTCACCGTGTACGTGTGGCCGCCGTAGTCCGTCAGGCTCGCGGTGAGCGCCCCCCCGGTCCCGTTCACCAGCACCAGCCGCTCGGCAGCGTGCGCGGGGTAGCCGCTTTGCGTGGTGAGATTGATGTCCGCTGTGAAGGTGGTGAACCGGGCCGCGTGAGTAGACGGCCCGAGGTCATTGCGGGGAGGAGACTGCGCCATAGGCGCAGCATATCACCGGGGCGTCCCGCTGATAGCCTGCGCCTATCACTCCAGATCTCCGGGTTCCAGCACGTCCAGGGAATACCTGGGAACCTCCGCCAGGATCACCGTCTCGCGCAGACGGGCAATCACCCCGCGCTGCTCCTCAATCAGGTCGCGCAGATCCAGCAGCGCTTGCGCGTCCCGCTCCGATAGCCGGTTGAGCCGGTGGTTCTCCGCGCGCAGCCCCGACAGCTCCTGCTGCAAGTCGCTGACTATGCAGCAGAGCCGCTGGAACGCGCCCCGCGGGGGCTCCCCTACTTCCGTATCCTCTTCCCGGTTTCTATAACCGCTTTCTGCCGTTTCCCACATTGCCCGGATTGTGCAGCGCAACGCGGGAACCGGGCAAGTGCCTTAGAAAGCGTCGGGAAACTCTTCTGCGACCTGGTGCGCTGCGGGCGCTCCCGTGGGTTGCTGTCGTCCCGGTTGCTGCCTCTCCTCTTCCCTGATGTGGATCTCCCCGCCAATGGGGAGCGCGTTGAGCTTCAGGTTCATCGAGCCATCCCGGTTAACGAAACACACGCCGATTCGCGTCCAGAAGTCCTTGCCGCCCTGCTTCGTGTTCTTCGTGATTGAGTATGCGACGAGCATGGGCGGACGCTATCACGCCCCCCTTTGACTTGAGGCTGGAATTGGCCCAGACTGCACGGGAGGCCTCGCCCTTGGGCTTTCTCCCCCCCCCTTTCCCCCAGGGGTTTGAGGCCGCCTATTCATCCCGACCCGGCGGGCAAACCGGTGTCGCTCCTTCCGGCGGAGCTTAAACGGCCGAGACGACGCCCGCGGTCCAAAGCAGCGGAGGCAACCCGAAGCAGACGGCGCATCAGGCGCTGCGGAGCCTCACGTGGCACAAACGTACGCAGAACAACTTCTCAAGCGCAAGTACTCCAGCAATCAGAAGGTCGTCAACCAGTCGGTCGTAGACACGCGTTTCCTGCGGGATATCAAACGCACGGTCTCCCCTGGGGGCGAGAGCTGGAACAGCTTTCTCATCATCAGCGGTGGCGTCGGTTGGTCCGGCACCCGCACGGCGGTCCAGGCGATTGCCGACCAGGGCGGGCAGCGCGGAAACGGCGCTTTCCAGCAAATCCGAAACTCCTACGGGAAGGTGGCCGGCGAGGTCACCATCCGCGAGTTCGATATCAAGCAGGGCGACGCGGGCGACGCGGGCGCGCTCAGGGCTATCGGCGCGCACGTCGATAACCACCTCAAGATGTTCGGGCAGCAGAGCGAGTGGCAGATTCTCGGCCACCGCGGTCTGTGGGTCTGTCAGGGAACGATCAGCTCCGGCGTGGTGACCATCACCTCGAATGCCGAGCATATCACCCGCATCCGCCGGGACATGCTGCTCGTAGCCTCGGCTGCAGACGGCACCTCGGGCGCCCTGCTTGGCTCGGGCTCGATTGGCTTCGTCGTCGGCACCGGCCGAAGCGGCGCGGCTCCCACGTTCACCGTCTCGACGACTTCGGGCGGCGCGGCTGGCACCCCGACGGGGTGGACCGGCACCATGTACTTCTTCATCAGCGGGTCCTACCAGCCGGCGAACGGCGGCGCGGGAACCGACGGCGGAACCAACGAGGGGTTCGTCATCGACACCCTCGACTCGTGGGTGCCTGCGGCTGCGCCCTCGTCCACCGCGTTCAAGAACATGGATCGCACGGTGGATGAGCTGCTCGGCGGCGTCCGCCTGACTGCAGCGCAGGTCGCCGGTCTCAACATCGCTCAGCGCCTAGAGCTGCTCGCCGTGACGGGCCGAAGCCGCTTCGGGTGGATGGACGACGGCGAGATGAAGGCCTACGTGCACACGACCCGCTTCCACGAGCTCAACCAGCTCCTGCAGCGGACCGACATGCGCGCGGTGGGCTACTCGGGCACGAGCGAGCGCACCCAGTACGGCTACCGGATCATCAAGATGATCTCCGTCGGCGCGAACGTGGAAGTCGTGGAATGCCCGCTCATGGATCCGGACTACGTCTGGATGACCAAGCCGTCGAGCTGGACCCTGCACAGCTCCGCCGGGTGGCCCTCGGTGATGGATGACGACGGTCTGCGCTTCATCCGTAAGAGCACCGTGGACGCCTACTCGCTGCAGTACACGGGTTATGGCTCGCTCCGCACCGAGGACCCGAGCAAGACTGCTCGATGCCCCCTGAACTGAGGTAGCGTGAGCGGCCAACATCACTACTTCGGTCGCTTGGGGACCGTACGCGGCGACCCGCTGCTCGCGCACTTCGAGTGCACGTTTGCAGCGGGGTCCCCGTTCGTCGATGGTGTCAACAGCGACCCGGGCATCACCGTCACCCGGGACGCGGCCGGCGACTACGACGTCGCTGGCCTCCCCTCGGGGAAGCTGCTGCACCCTGTGCACATGACGCTCGACCTCGCGAGCGACACCCCGGCGGATAGCACCGTCGGCTACGCGCAACCCCGCTCCTGCGATGCAGGGGCGGGGACGTGCAAGGTCCTCACGTTTGCCCGCGACGACGGCGACCAGATCGACCCCCCAGACGGGGCCCGGCTGAGCGCCACATTCCTGGTGAGCGACAACGGCGACAGGCCCATCAGCTCGCCGCTCGACGTCCAGGGCCTTGCCGCGTGGTTCGCGGACGACGTGACGGGCGCCGGCACCGCCGGCTTCCAAGTCACGGACCTATCGGGCAACGGCAACCACGGCACGCAGGCCACCACTGCAAACCAGCCGACGTCAAGCGCAGGGGTCCTCGACTTCGATGAAGCGTCATCCCAGCACTACGACGTGCCGAGCGCGGGGCTAGGGCTATCGGGCGCGAGCCAATACGCGCTCATCTTCCGGATCGCCGGTAGCGCGGATGTGCCGGGCACCGACCGGCGGCTGTTAACGAACGAAGCCGCCAGCGTTCTAGATTGCACCCTTATCGGCTCGGGTTCGCTAGTCCTGGGGTACAGAAGCGACAATAACAAGCGCGTTGTAATCGATGGGGCCCCGGATTATTCGACCGAGCACGCGTTTACGTTGGTCGTGGACGGGGCGAGCGCAGTGGCGCGAGTCGACGGCGTAGTTGTCGCGACTAACACTTATGACGTTGGGGCGCTCGCTGCTTTTTCCGACGCGATCAATATCGGAGGCTCCTCCTCCCACTGGGACGGAACGATGCGCCACGTTTTCATCATCACGGGACGCGTCCCGACCGAGGCCGAGCTGCGTTTCCTCGAAACCTACGTGGAGTGACCCATGGCAAAGCGTGATTACTACTTCGAACGCGTCGGCTCGACTTGGCGTGACCCTCTGCTGGTCGTGTTGCAGGCCACCTTCGCTAGCGGCGTGGCGCTCGTCGACACCGTCGCCAGCGACCCGGACGTGGATATCGCCAAGGACACCACGGGGGACTACGACGTGACGGGGTTGCCCCTCGGGACCCGCGTTCATTGCCTCGGGGCGATGGTGGACCTTGCGAGCGATACCCCCGCGGACACGGTTACGGGCTACGTCCAGCCCCGGTCCCTCCTGGCTTCCGCGGGAACCGGGAAACTGCTGTTTTTCAATCGCGACGACGGCGACCAGGCGGACCCCCCTGACGGAGCGAGGCTCTACGCCACGTTCCTGGTGCAGACCTGATGGCCAAGCGCGACATGATGCTCGTACTCGGTGGCGGCGCCGGTGGCGCTGGAGCCGCGGGCGGCGGCGAGCTCGACGACTACGATGATGACCTAGAGATGATGGGCGGGGAGGAGGACGGCGAAGACGAAGAACTTGATCCCGTCTATCCCCCGGAGTTCGAGGTGTTCGCTGAGTCAGCGCTGGGCTCCGCCGAGCCCGACCGCATTGCGGCGCTCTACCAAGCCGTGAAGGCCTGCACTGAGGAGTATTGAGCACCCGGCTGGTCTCCGAGCTAATCCAGGACCTGCGAGAGCGCGCCGATATCGAAGGCATGACCGTCCGGCACCCGGACACGAGCCTGCGGCGCTACCTCACGCAGAGTCTAAGGTCGCTGCGCGCCATGCTCACCCGGGCCGGCGCGGACGTGTTTTTGGAGGGGACCGTTCCTGCCAACCTTCCTACGTCCGCGCCGGTACTCGGTGAGCAATACGTGGAGGTGGCTTGGCCGACCGGGGCAGTCTCGATTCATGGCATCGATATCCTCGCCGGCACTGACCGGTGGTGGCCGCTGAAGCCCGTGAGCTTCGCTGACCGCCGGGACGCTCAGCTGCTCGGCGGCCCCCCGCGCGCGTTCTGCATCCAGACCGTCCCGAAGACCGCGCAGAGCCCGACCATCACCGCGGGGCGCATCCTCATCTTCCCGCTCGACACCACGGGTTACACGCACCGGGTCTGGTACCTGCCCGAGTTTCCGGAGCTCGTCAGCGACTCTCACGCCGTGCATGGGTTCGAGGGCGACTGGCTGGAGTGGGCCGTGTGGGATGCGACGATCAAGGTCGCTGCGAAGGATGACGATAGCCAGAACGTCGACCAGATCGCGCTGCGCGAGCGGGCGATGCTTCAGGAACGCATCACCACCAACATCAACCGAGTGCAGCGTGCGGGGCCCGTGAGCCCCCGCCGGGCCAACCGGCGGAGGTGACCCGGTGGCTCGTCGGCCTCTCAACCTCCCGAGTCAGTCTAGCGGCGCAGGGAGGGTGCGGTTCAGCGCGCCGCAGAGCGTGCCCGGGGTCCCGGCTGAGACTCAGCGGGCGCTGCTCGACGCCTTCCAGGCCATCCAGCAAGAACTCGTCCGGCTCAGCGCGCCGTTCACGCGCGTGCCCCTGCTGGATGACGTGCAGGAGACCCGGGACGGCCAAGTCGTGCGCGGCGTTGGCGACGGCAACACGCTAGTCCTGCCAGGCCCCCCCGCGTTCTACGGCGTGCGGGTGGTGCTCGATGATGTGTCGTCGCCCGTGACGGTGGTGGCGCCGGACGCGACGGAGTACACGCTGCCCGTCGCGGGGGTTTACGACTTCTTGCCCGCCTCGGACGGTGGCGAGACTTACGAGACTACGCCCCTGCTGTTCTCGCTGCTCAACGTGACGAGCGGCGTTGTGCTCGGGCGAGAGACCGCGGGCACCGG